GTGCGCGGCAGCGGTTCGGTCATCGGTGCCACTTGCCCGGGCCGGTGCCCTCCTGGCGGGAGGTCGCCCAGTACTCGGCGCCGGGGCCGCCGTCGAGGAACACCTTCAGGTTCTGGCTGTCGCCGAAGTCGCGCACGACCAGGGCCGGGTACTCCTGCCCGACGGAGGGCGGGTTGAGGTTCGGACGTGCGGACGTGCCGATGACCGGCACGGTCTGGTTGATCTGGTCGATGTCGTGGTCGGCCAGCGTGTACAGCACCAGTTCTGTCGGCGAGCTCATCTGCGCCTCCGTGGTCACCTGAAAAATCTCCGGCTCGACCCCGCGACCCTCCTGGAGGATCTGCGGCGTCAACTCCATTCTGCGGGAAATCCTCCTGTGGATCGACCGGGTGGCTGTCGAGGTGCGCGCCGTGGCCCGCTACGCTCGCGCCCGGTCCGGTCGCCACACGGGGAGGCGGCCGGACTACTCCCTGGTTCGCAACGCCTCCGCCTGCTCCGTCGCACGGGCCTTCGCCGCCAGGATCAGCTTCGCCAACTCGATGTCCTCGGTCACGGGCGCAGAGTCGTCGTCGGGTTGCGCCGGCGTTTCGAGGCCGAGCAGCTTCGCGCGCTGTGCGGAGATGCGGAGCAGGCGGTCGACGCACCCGAGCGTCACGGCCACGTCCTCGATCGGTTCGTCGTTCAAGGTGACGACGTTGCCGTCCTTCAAGACGTAGTGCGGCGTGCTCATAGTCTGCAGCACGCGCCGCGACAACCCCTCCAGACGCTCCCGCTCCATCACCCGGTACTGCTCGACGTAGGGGCTGACGTAGAGCGCAAGAGCCTCTTGGATGCGGTTGTGCACGGTGCCGACCGACAGCCCAGTGAGCGCGGAGATCTCTCGGATGGTGTGGTACTGGAGCCGCAGCTCCAGGCACACGCGCTGTTGCTCCGCGAGGTCGACGTTCGTGATCTTGCCCTGGCGGTAACGCTCGACGGCGCGAGACTCGGTCATGCGCACTCCTCATCGTGACGACCCCCGGTCGATTGTCGCCGATAGCCGTCACGTGACACTTACTCGCGTTCGTCGTGTCGGGCGCCTCCCCCCAGCTTCAGCCGCGCTTGTTCGGCCCGTGCTTGAGCCGCGCGCACCAGGTCGGCCAGTTCGACCTCGGCGGGCACCTCGACGAACGCCCCGTCGATACGCGTCGGAGCGTCGAGACCCAGCAGCCGGGCACGGCGATCCATCACCAGCAACACCGCACGCACGGCCTTCGTGTCCCCAGCGATCGCCTGAGCCCATACACCCCGCTGGATTCGGTCGAGCCGCGCCAGCTCCAACTCCCGCCACTCGGCCGCGCTGGCCGCTTGCGTCGCTTGGGCGGCCTCGTAGGCGCGCCGCAGGTCTTTCGACACCGCCGCCCGCCGCGACTCGGCGCTGCTGCCGCCGTAGTGCAACGCCGCCGCGATCTCGTCCAGGGACGCACCGGCGATCCGCAGCTGCACCGCCTTGGCGCGCCGCTCGGCTACCTCCGTCTGCACCTCGTCACTCGCGGGCACGTTGGCGCGTCCTTATGGGTTGGCGCGTTCGGCCGTGAAATCCACCTCGTCACCGGTCGCTCGCAGCACCGGCAGCGTGCCAGTGTGCTCTTGCCAGCGGCGGCAGATCACGTCAACGAACCGCGGGTCCAGCTCGACCAGGCGGGCCTCAGCGCCGTGGTGATGGGCGGCGATCAGCGTCGAGCCGGAGCCGCCGAACATGTCCAGCACCAGCCCGCCGGGGCGCAGCGAGTTCGCCAGGTGGCGGCGGATCAGCTCGACCGGCTTCTTGGTCGGGTGGTCCTCGCTGACGCGGGGCTTGGGCACCTCGAACACGGTGGCCTGGGCGTTGTCGCCGTACCAGCGAGGTCCGCCGCGCCCGAGCCGCCCGTCGCCGCCCGGGGTAAAGCCGTACATCACGGCCTCGTGTTGGTAGTGGTAGTCACTGCGCCCGAGGACGAACTGGTCCTTGACCCACACCAAGCCCTGGCGCAGCAGCCACCCGGCACGCTGCACCGCGGTGAAGAACACGTAGCCCATCGGCCCGGGCGGGTGAGCGATATAGAACGGCGCACCTGGGCGCAGCGCAGTGGTCGCCACGGCAAGCATGTCGCGCAGCAGCTCGGACAGGCCGATGGCGGAGTCGTTGCGGATGGTCAGGGCGTCGGCTGTGCCGCCGACGTAATCCACGCCGTAGGGCGGGTCGGTCCACATCACGTCGCAGGGCTGGCCGTCGAGGATGGCCGTCACGGCGGCGTGGTCGGTGGCGTCCCCGCACAGTACGCGGTGCGGCCCGAGCAGCCACACGTCGCCGGGCCGGGCACGGGGCCGGGCCGGGAGCACCGGTTCGTCGTCCGGCTCGGTCAGCGCCACCGGCGGGCGCGCGTCGGCGTCCTGGATCGTGGCGAGCAGGTCCTCCAAGCCGTCGGCGTCGAAGCCGGTCAGCTCCAGCAGTTGGGAGTCGGCGAGGTCGCCGAGCAGCTCGGCCAACAGCCGCTCGTCCCAGCCGCCCAGCACACCGATCTGGTTCGAGGCGACTAGGTACGCCTCGGCGTCCTCATCGGAGCGTGAGGCCCAGCCGCGGACCACCGGCATCTGCCACTCGCCGTCGGGCCCGACCCGGACACCGTCGGGCGGCGTGCCGCCGGCGCGGCGCATGGCGACGAGCTGTTCATGGCGGCCGTGGCCAGCGACCAAGCGGCCGGTGCGCTCGTCGAGCAGCGGCAGCTCGGCGAAGCCGAAGTGGCCGATGCTGCGGGCGATCGCCGTGGCGTCGTGGCCCTTGGGGTTCCGCGGGGCGAGCTGCACGTCAGGCAGGGGGACGTAGTCGACGTAGCGGCCCTCGGTGGTCGTCATGTGTTCAGCTCCCAGCGTTCAGCACGACCTGTGGGTTTGCGGTGGTCCCGTGATCGAGTATGCGTCAGCCAGCGGCCTGTAGTGACCGTGCGGGGTAGGACGGGCCCTACAGTGAAGAGGCCGTATGCCGGGTCGAGGTGAGGAGTGGCTGTGGCGATCACCGTCTACGTGTGGGACCGCGAAGACCCGGAGGCGGGCACCTACACCGAGGCTGTCGTCGCGGACGAGCCAGCCGTGAACGCGACGGTGTCCCACCGGATCGGTGGCGACGTCAAGGAGCTGGTGGTCGAGGCGTGGCGCCGTGCGCACCCGGGCGAGTCCCGTGGGCTCGACGAGTTCGTCTTCCGCGCGCCGCCGCGTCGTTGGGAGAACCCGAACGACCAGCGGCCCGAGGTGGGAGCGGTTCAGGAGTGAGCGAGGTGGACGACCTTCTCGGGTGGCTGCGCGAACGCATCCACACGCGAGCGACCATCGCACGGGATGCGCTCGCCGAGTGGCCTGGCGGGCCGGGCAGCGACGACGTGGCCAGCGAGGTGGCGTTTGTCCTCGTCGGTGCGCACATCGTGTTCAACGAGCCGCGTGCGGTCTTGGCAGAGTGCGCAGCTCATCTGGCGATCGTCGAAGCGGTCCAGCGGTGGATCGATGGGCACCCTGGCCCGTGTGACAGCGCGGACGACGGGTGGACCGACTCGTGCTCGCTGCACCTCGCGTGGGCTGAGACCTCGTTGCCGCCGTTGGCTGCACGGCTCGTCGGGCTGGTGTACGAGCACCACGACGGGTACCGGACCGAGTGGCGGCCTCACGCCTCCACAGTCACGTCCGCCCAGTAGTTGGAGCCGCTGGGGCTGCCGGACGCGGGGTAGGTGTCGAGGTTGCCGGGGCCGAAGATCCCCTGCCCGTTCACGCTCGTCGCCGAGTTGTGGGCGGTGAGGATGCCGTCGGTGAGGCCGGAGCTGCCCGGGCCGGAGGTCCAGAAGTCGGAGGTGGCGGGCCAGCGGTCGGGGAAGCGCAGGACGACGGCGTAGCGGACGGCCGTGGATAGCGCGACCGGCGCGGCCAGGTCCGCTGTCTGCCAGCCTGTGCCGGCGAGGGTGAAAGTGACGTCGGTGCCCGCGACGGGGGTTCCGGTGCCGACGCCGGTGACCTCGAAGATGCGCCCGGTGATCGTGCCGGTGATGTCGACGTTGGATCGGTAGAAGTGCAGCTTGGTGACCTGTGCCGCGCTGGTGACCTTGAACTCCATGCCGAGGCAGATCGCGGCGCCGTCGGTGGACGAGGTGGTGGGCAGGCCGGTCTGGTCGTCGAGGAGGCGGTACTGGGTCACACCGGAATTCGGGGTGACCGTGTTGCTGGCCGCAGACTCGCTGCTGTTGCCGATGTAGTTGGTGGCGTGCACGGTGCCGTACACTGCGACGCCGGCGGTCAGGCCGGGCACGGTGATCGGGCTGGCGGTCCCGCTCTGGGTGGTGACCAGGGCGTTGTCGGACGCGCGTCGGACGGTCACCGTAAAGGATGCCGCCGTGGGGCCGGAGCCAGCTGGGGTGAAGGCGAACTGGGCGGACTGCTGGCCGCCGGTGGCCGCGCCGATCGTGGGGCTGCTCGGGGCGGTGTTGGCGGGGTGGACGCCCAGGTGCCGCTTGCCGCCGCCGACGGTGATGGGCTCGCCGGCCAGGTCGTAGAGGCCGAACCCTGCCAGGCCGAGACCGCCGTCGGTGTCGCCGCGGACGTAGATGTCGGGGCCCGCGCCGAGGGGTGCGACGCCGATGCCGCCGTTGATCGGGAGGGGCTCGCTGTTGATGCGGCCGTAGGCGCGGATGCTGCCGGAGAGGCCGCCGTTGGGGGCATAGATGTCGCAGCCGTTGACGGGTGGGTAGATCCAGGGCCGGGTGCCCGAGTAGGCGTAGTGCTCGACGTCGACGAAGTCGATGACCACGCTGCCGCCGCGCCAGGCGACGACGCCGAGGTTCGGGCCGGCGGCGGACGGGTCGAGCCCGGCAAGCTGGAATGGGCACTGCTCGAGCTTCAGCATCCCGAGGTGGCCGAAGTGGGAGCACACACGGCGGTTGTGGACGGCGATCTTGCAGCGCAGCACGATCGCGGACTTGACATCGCAGTGCTCGGTGTAACCCAGTCCGGCGTAGTAGCCCTCGGCGACGAAGCGCTCCCACACGTTGGCCACGTTGTTGTTGCTCTTCGGGGTCAGCTCGGCGACGCCGGTCGGGAGGGTCGGCTCGACCACGTCGTCCAGCACGGACACGACGTCGTGCCGGATCGAACGGGTCTGTTGGGTGGAGACCAGTTCCATGTTCCAGTTGCACAGCGACGGGTTGTCGGGCTGTCGGTAGATCACGCCGTCGCGGTAGACGTGCAGGTTGGTGACGATGTTGTCCTCGGTGTGGCCGGTGGCGTCGGCGTCCGGCGCGCCGAACACCGACGGGTGGCCGCGGGTGGCGTGCCAGGTGAACGGGGTGCTGTAGTCGACGTGCAGGATCGTGGCCGCGGCGACCTGCTGCGCGTCGCCTTCGGCACCGAAGGAGCTGGCGGCGCGCACGACGTACGGGTCGCCGACTCCCAGGACACCGACGGTGCGCTTGGTTCCGCTCTCCGCAGTCACCATCGGCAGCGGGAACAGCGCGTATGCCCCGTCGGCCGTGGGGCCCAGGCGGGCGGTCGTGGCCGCAACCCGGTAGGTAGCGGCGCGCGGGAAGTACAACAGGCCGCCGACCGGGCTGGCGAGCATGGCGTCCCAGGCCGCCCGGATCGCCGGGTAGTCGTCGGTCGTGCCGTCGCCCTGCGCGCCGCCGGCGTACTGGCTGTCCTCGACGTTGAACAGCGGCAGCGTGGTGGCCGGGTCGCCGCCCGCGTTGGCGACGGCCGCGTCGACGTAGGCCTTGGTGGCCAGGTGTCCGGAGGCCGAGGGCGTGCCGTTCCAGACGACCGCGCCGGTGAGGGTGCCACCGGCCTTGGGCAGGTAGTCGGTGAGCGCCGACGCCAGCGCGTAGGTGACCACCGCGGGCGGGGTCTCCGCAGGCGCGAGGTTCGCTAGCTGGAGGGTGCCGGTCGAGCCCTCAGGGATCTCGATCTGGAACTCGTCGGCGAAGACGTCG